TTGGAGCAAGTGAGGGCGGAGAAGTATCGGAGATCATTGAGGGAGTTTACGAAGGCTAGTTGGCCGTCTATCGAGCCTGCTCAACCTTTCATAAACAACTGGCATATCGATGCAATCTCTGATCACCTACAGGCTGTTGTGGAAGGTGATATCAAACGTCTGATTATAAATGTTCCCCCAAGACACATGAAATCTATTTCTGTGGCCGTGGCACTGCCTGCTTGGACTTGGACGAAGCAACCTGACAAAAAATTCCTTTATGCCTCTTACGCAAGCTCTCTGTCGGTCAGGGATAGCGTTAAGTGTCGTAGGTTGATCGACAGTAACTGGTATCAAGATCATTTTGGCGATGCATTTGATTTAACCTCTGACCAAAACCAAAAGCAACGCTTTGAGAACGATAAGACTGGTGCGAGGATTGCAACATCGGTTGACGGGGCGTTAACTGGTGAGGGTGGTGATATAATTATCATTGATGACCCACATAATGTGAGGGAGAGTGATTCTTCGCTTGTCAGGCAGGGTGTACTGGACTGGTGGGATCAGGCGATGCAAACCAGACTGAACGACCCCAGAACTGGTGCATTTATTATTATCATGCAGAGAGTACATGAGAATGACTTAGCAGGTCACATTTTAGCTAACGACCTTGGCCAAGAATGGGATCACTTATGTTTGCCTGCTCGATATGAGATAGGCCACCCAACGCCAACGATATCAACACTAGGCTTTGCTGATCCCAGAACTAAAGAGGGAGAATTACTTTGGCCAGAGAGAGTAGATAAGAAAACACTAGACAGTCTAGAGAAATCACTTGGAAGTTACGCAAGTGCAGGTCAGCTACAGCAGAGGCCATCCCCGAAGGGTGGTGGAATCTTAAAGGCCAAGTGGTGGGTTCCTTGGGAGAGCCAAGACTTGCCGTCGAACATCGAGTACGTCATTCAGAGTTACGATACTGCATTCAGCACTAAGGAAACCGCAGACTACTCAGCTAGGACAACGTGGGGCGTGTTTAGACATGACGGCATGATGAACATCATGGTTCTTGATATGTGGTACGACAGGGTCAGCTATCCTGACCTAAGACGCATTGCCCAAGATTCATATGAGGAGTGGGAGCCTGACGCAGTGTTGATCGAGAAGAAGGCTTCAGGTCAATCTTTATTACAAGATTTACGCATGGCAGGAATACCTGTATTGGAATATTTACCTGACCGTGATAAGCAAGCCAGAGCGCACGCAAGTTCCGCATTGTTAGAAGATGGAAGAATCTACTATCCTTTTGACAAGAAGTGGGCTAAAGATTTAATTGACATTTGTTCAGCATTTCCTGCTGGAGATAATGACGACATAGTTGACACATGTACTCAAGCATGGCTAAGATTGAGAAAAGGTTGGTTTGTCAGCCACACTAACGATTACGAAGATGACGAATTTGTTGAAACAAGGAGGATGACTCTGTATGGCTAGGTCACCAATTTCACTCACTGAAAAGTTAGCACCATTTGCGGAAGCGACTCCAGCGGATAATTTCCAAGTTGAAGAAATATCAGACGAAGAGGTTCTGGTCGGAGATCCAGAATTAGACGATGGCATGATGGATGAGCCTGAGAATGAATTTGATTCCAATCTAGTAGAATCAATTGATGCTCAAGATTTATCCAGAAAAGGTCAGACGCTTATTTCTTATTATGAATCAGATAAGGAATCTCGATCTGAATGGGAAGAGCGATACAAAGATGGATTGAAGACTGTTGACCCTGACGGTGGCATGGATGAATCAGAAGATGAACGTGCGGCCCGTGGTTTATCTACAGTAGTCCACCCGATGATAGCTGAGGCGGCAACACAGTTTAACGCCAGAGCAATTGCAGAGCTATACCCATCTGGAGGCCCAGTAAAAACTGTTATTGTTGGCGATCCGAATCAAGAGCTAGAAGACCAGTCAAGACGTGTCAGAGAATTTATGAATTACCAGATTACTCAGGAGATGCCTGAGTATTTCCCAGACTTAGACCAAATGCTATTCCACCTGCCTTTGGTTGGTCAGACCTTCAAAAAGGTTTGGTGGGATGCGAATATGGGAAGGCAGTGCGCTCAGTTTGTAAAGGCTGAAGACTTTGTTGTAGCTCCAGAGAGCAGAGACTTGTATACATCACCAAGGTATACTCAGGTTATTAGAATACCGAAGAATGATTACAACCGCTACGTTCAGTCTGGCTATTATCTTCCTGTTGAGTTTCACGGGAATGACATAGATCCATCTGGCGATACGATAGGCGAGATCGAGGGCATTGATCAGTACGGTGATACTCAGCAAGATGAAGTTGTTACATTGCTGGAAATGCATGTCTACGAGAAGTTTGACGGTGTTAGTGATTACGAGGACGACGACGAGGCTGACGAGAATTTAGTACACTTCCCATATGTCGTCACGATTGATTATGATAATCAGTCGATTGTCAGTGTCAGGAGAAACTGGAGAGAAGACGACGAACGCAAACTTAGGAGAGATTGGTTTGTCTCTTACAAGTTCTTACCAGGATTAGGCTTTATGGGTTTTGGCCTGTACCACTTAATTGGTGGATTAGGAAAAGCGGCAACTGGCTCATTGAGGGCGTTACTAGATTCAGCGGCATTCGCAAATATGCAAGGTGGATTTAAGTTAAGAGGTCGAGTTTCAGGTGGCGAAGTTCAGGTTAATCCTGGCGAGTTCGTAGACTTAGACGCAACGGTTGACGATGTTAATAAAGCAATTATGCCATTGCCATTTAAGGAGCCAAGTCAGTCGCTCTTTAATTTGCTTGGATTTATTGTTCAGGCAGGACAGCGATTTGCTAGTACGGCTGATTTAAATGTTGGGGATGTAAACCCAAATGCGCCTGTTGGTTCGACGCTGGCTTTGATAGAGCAAGGTAGTAAGGCTTTTTCAGCCATTCACAAGAGGTTGCATTACGCTCAAGGTCAAGAGTTCAAATTACTTGCGGCACTTAACGCAGAGAACCTTCCTGAGTCGTTTACATTTTCGTTATCAGGCAGAAGCGAACAGATTTTCGCGGCTGACTTTAACGATCGCATTGACATCCTCCCTGTCAGTGACCCCAACATATTTTCAACTGCTCAGAGGATTGCTCAGGCTCAGGCTATTTTACAGATGGCTCAGTCAGCACCTCAGTTCCATAATTTATATAATGCGTATAAGCGGATGTATGAGGCGATACGCATACCCAACATTGACGAGATACTGAAGAAACCTGAAGAGGCTGTTCAGATGGATCCGATTGATGAGAATATGTCAGTTATGTATGGCAAGCCAATTCGTGCGTTTCCTGAGCAAGACCATGATTCTCACATTGCTGTCCATATACAGTTTATGCAAGATCCATCTCTGGGCGGCAATCCAGGAGCGGCTCCGATGCAACCTGTGTTAGTTGCTCACATTGCAGAGCATATTGCGTTACTTTACAGAGTTCGTATGGAGGCTGGTATTGGTATGGAAATGCCGCCAATGCCTGACTTTAAAGATCCAGACTTTACATTTGATGATGTGAACCCTGAATTAGACAGGTTAATTAGCCAGAGGGCGGCTCAAGTTGTACAGGCATCGCCTCAAATGCAACCAATTCCTGCTTTACAGGCGGCTATGCAACAAGGTCAGCAACAGGGTGATCCACTGCAATACGCACAACAGCTTGCACAATTAGAGACTGAGGCATTAAAAGCTAGAACTCAATCGCAGATACAAGCAGATCAGGCTAAAGCGCAATCAAATATCCAGATTAAACAGGCAGAAGCACAACAGAAAATGCAAATCGAGCAGGTTAAGGCTCAGGCTGACCTACAGGCCAAGGTAGCGAAGTTGGAGACTGAATTACAGTTAGAACGTGAGAAAAACGCGGCTGAGATTCAGTTAGAGCGAGAGAAGAATGCGGCAGAGCTACAGATGGAGGCAATGAAGAACAATGGCATATGATATGTTGGCCTCTATAGCACCGATTAATCCGCAGGCATTTGGCCCTATTGTACAGCAGGGTCAGCCTCCACAGGGCGGAAGGCCACAAGGCCAACCTCCACAGCAAGGTGGAGATGTAATGACGCAATATTTAATGAATAAAGTCGCTGAGATTAGAGGCGACAGAGGTCAGGGCGCATTAGGAGGCGTTATGGCATCTATGGCTCAACCGCAAGTAAGAAGAGGATAGTTTTATGTGTTTTGGTGGTAAAGGTGGTGGTGGACATCAAGGTGGCGGATCAAGTCAAGAAGATGCTGAAGTAAGAAATTCTCACACAGAAGCAGGGATTTCAGCGGCTGAGACAAGACGTTACTTTAGAGAGAAAGAAAACCCAGCACATTCAAGAAATGAAAATGCACCTGGCGGCACTACATCTGTTTCTCACTCTAGGGATGAGGGCGGTAATTTAGTGGCGAAACAAGTTGAGTATGGTCAGGGAAGTTTTGCTCCGCCTCAAGGCGAAAGAGAAGGTAGGATGAAGGCTGAGAATATTCTTGGCAAACGTAATGATGTAAATCAAATTGGCAATGATTTAGATATTGGTGGCACGATATTTAAAAATGCAAGACTGAGTAAAAGCGGAAATTCCATAATAAGCACTGACCCTAATAATGTTGGAACTATGGGAGGCATCACGAGTGGTGGTGGTTTATGGGGCGGCAACAAAATTAAAAGTGTGTTGGGTGTTACTGATGGCGTAGGTGCAGTAAACAGTCGTGGCATTGCCACAAGTTTAATTACGCCAGTTTTGGATGAGCAACGCAGAAGCAGAACTGCAAAATACCAAGCGCAATCTGATTTATTTAAAAATAGCACACCTGCGGAAATAGAGGCTATCAGGGCGGCAAATAGAAAGAAAAGCCCTGCTGATCGGGATGGTGATGGCAGTTGGCTTACGTCTACTGATGATATGGGTCGTATTGCTGGTATTGGCTCAAGAGGAGATGGTTCAGGCGCACAGCCTTATATTTTTGATCCGACACTAGGAAAGGAATACCAAGCTCTTCCACAGTTAGACCCTAACAGGGGTGCAGATACTAACTTAACTACGTTTGGTAAGTTTATGAGGAAAGCAGGAGGGCCAATAGTTGCAAATATGATGGGGCCAGCGGCTCCAATAGCTGGTGCTATGCTTCTTGCAAATAAATATCCCGATAAAGTTCCGAGTTTTTTAACGGGAAAAGGAACGTATGCCCCTGCTTATGATGAACCCATCGGGCCAAATAGGCCATCAACAGTTGCACCACCAACTAAAGAATTTAAGTCATATGTAGATTCAAGGAATTTAAATCTGGGTTCACTGGGTGGCATTAGTCCAGAGACAAATAATATTGGCGCAAGCTCGAATGGCGCATTACCTACTACTAAGGCATTGAGTTCTGCACCAAAGGGTATGACAAATTATGAAGATAGGAATTTAAGTAGTTTCTCTCCTATTCCTCTTGCAAAACGAATGACAGAAGATCTTTCAGACGCATATTTATTAAGGGGCTATAATCCACCAATTGAAAAAATGATGCCTCCATCAACAACTGGTAGTCTTGATCCTACACGGGAAGATATTATCAACTTTAGAAGAAATAACCAGCAATATATAGATATGGGGGCAAGAGGCGAGCCAATGGATATTACAATACCAGAGGCAGGCTCACGATCACGATTTGTAAATTACGCTTTTAATGAAACAGGCAGTAACGATAATGATAATAATGGTGTACCAATCAATAATGGTGTACCAATCCAACCTGTAATAGCTCCATACGCAGATTATGCACAATGGATGCCGAATAGTGAATATATAGGAGCAAGCTCTTACGGAGGCCCATTTTCATCTGCTTCTCAAAACTTTGCGAGCGTTCTCCCTTCGAGCATATACAGTAGGGGTGGGTCGTCTAATTCTGTTCCAACAAGATTTGTTAATGACAGGACAAAACAATACTTTACAGCACCTAACGACAGCTATTACGCTGAAGAAAATTCTGACTGGAGACAGGCAAACCCATACTCATTAGCATAGAAGGAATAAAACAATGGCAGACGAAATAGAACAAATGAATAGAATACTTTCAGCACCGACAGAAGGAACTGGCGATAATGTGTATGAAGGTGCAGGTGCAATAGATCCGCGTGAAGTAGGTGTAGATGCACTGAATGCAGGTGCATTGACCGACGAAGAGTTTATGATGGCCGAAGAGTTTATGGACTCCTTACCTCCCGAAGATAAGCCAGGTTTTATGGAGTTATTTATGACAAAGCCAAGAGAGGCACTAAATGCTGTTATGGATACTCTAAGACAAGTGTTTGATCGTGAAGAAGAGGCTACGATTGGACAGCCATCGGACGAACGAGATGAGATAAGAAGAAGAATTAGCATGGATATGGGGCAACCAGCAGTAGCTAGATCTGGTAGGGATGTTAATAGCCCAGAATTTGATGCTCTTTTAGACAGAGGTGCTGTGGAAAGAAGACGTTTTCAACAGCAAGAAATGGATAGAAGACTTGGTGCTTTGCCAAGAGGTTTGTCAACTCCAGAACAGCAAAGAAGAGCGTTAGAAAATTATGAACGAGATCTTCAAATGACTAATGGTGAATTACAAAATATGTAATATAATTAATAAAGGAGAATAAAATGGCTGAAGTAAATGTAGAGAACATGGAAGAGAATGCACAACTCTTCGAAGAGAAAATGGGCTTTGCTCA